ATGTGGCGCAACCCATTCGCCGAGGCGTTTTAGCTCATTAAACAGCGCTCGGAAATACGCCAGCTCTAAATTCATGGTGCGAGGTTTAACGGCCTTAACGCGGCCTGTACGCAAAATTTTCCCACTAAGACGCTGTTGACGATATGCAGCAAATAACTTAGCGGTAAATTCCGAAGCGTATGGATTACCCATTGCTTCGCAAGCAAACTCCATAGCCCCTTTGCGTTTTAAACCATCAGCTAAAGTGACACCGTGGACGTTATACCAAGACTCAACCAGATCCTTTAGTAGACGCTTATCCGTCTTTTCGCCCAGCCATGGTTTATCTTGAGCTTGCTCCTGGATGTGCCGTTCAAATGCTAGAGCCTCACCTTTAGTAGCGAATTGCCGGCGAATCCGTTTGCCGTCTCGACCGTTAGGAAAAAGCTGTGCTTGCCATTTGCCATTAGAAAGTTTGCTTACTGCCATCGAAAGCCCTTACAGGTTTACTAATTTGCTAACAACCCTGCCGAGAGTTTTGATTTCTGCCGCCAGGCATTCGAAAGAAGCCTTTCCGTTTTCCACTCTTACTCGGCCGCCCGGAAGCCTTGAAAGTTCTCGAAGGCTTACGAAGCCATCAATCTCAATAACCCACAACCCATCGTTCAAGTCGTTGAAAGATTCATCAACGATGAAGGTGGTCTGTTCGTACTGAATCGCAAAACATGAAGCAGGGTTTGCTGATATTGAGCTTTTACTGATAGCAAAATCTTGCAATGGGATAAGTTTCCCATTTTCGAGTGTGTGGTATCTCATTTGGGATACTGTTGATTCTGTACTTTGCTTGAACGGTGCCCCTGCGCCAGATAGTAACCAATCCAAATTTGCGCCCGTTTCAACATGACAAATTATTACCCAATCAGATGAGATTGTATCTCGTAAGTACCTGTTAGCTAAGGTGCTTTGCGATACTCCTAAGTGTTTGCACAGTGCTAATTTTGTCGTGAAGCCGTAAGCCTCCATTATCCGATCGATAATGAGTTTCCCGCCTTTGTTTTGCTCTATTACAGCTCTAATGGCCGTCGATGTAGTGGTTTTCGAGATGTTATTATGCGTTGACATTCTTGTTTTGTGATCCTAGTATCTCGTTGTGTTGGATGTTGAATGCTATTTGATGGTGTCAAATAGTGAATATACGGAACCTAAATCGAGAGATAGTGCATCATGAGCCGACAAGTTTCAATGCGCCCAAGTATCAACCTCGTAGTGGCTGCCCCTTTTGTTACGCTAGAGAAGTTTTGCAGTTTGACTGGTTATAAGCCCAGCTACGTCCGCCAAATGATTCGAGAAAATCGTCTTAAAATCAGAAAGAAAGCGGGAGTCTCTAGCCTTATTGAAATCAACATGCTTGCCCTTACTGCTGAAGCGGCTGAAGGGACGGAAATCTCAATTCAAGCGTAACGTTATCCATTCTGGGATAAAAAAGGATTTTCAGCATGTTAGATTTTCGCGTTTCCTCACATACACATTTTGATGATGCATGTAGCAAATTTGCAGCATCCCATAATGTCCGGGAATTAGCGGTTAAGGCCGGAATTAAGCCGCACACGCTCTATAACAAACTCAATCCCGAGCAACCTCATCAGTTAACACCTCGGGAAATTTGGGTACTAACTGATCTCACTGAAGACTCGACTCTCGTGGATGGGTTGCGGCGCTGCTGCATGCGCGTAACGAGCTGGAAAAACAGCCTGACCTGGTGCGTTACGGCGTGCGCCGGCGCGCCGACGAGCTGGAGCGCGAGCACGATGTTCAGCGAGCTAATGCCTTTCTGGTGAATTTCACCCGGAGGGCATTACCGCGCCTTGAAGTGGTTGCAGCGAAATATCGTATCGAGGCCATTTCGCCAGATGTGGCCCTGCCTGTTTTTGATGGCCGGGATGATGATGTGTCAGCCCGTTACCTGACAACCCGGCTTGTGAACATGACCGCCCGCTATAACCGTCTGCCGGATATGTCGAAAGCAGACATTGAACTGCTTGCCGGTGATATCGCTAACTTCATCATCGCCGAGCTGGGAACGGTTGAAGTGCAGGACGGCAGCGAGTTAAAAGCGTTGCACGCTTCTTACATGTGCGCCGCCCGTATTACCCGCCATTTCAGAAGCGAACCGCCTCGGTGGGAAAGGATTACTACCAAATACGTAACTGCTAAAGATGTCGGCCCGGCGGTGTTGCGCATGACGGAAGAAAAATGGTGGAAAGGCCGCCTGCGCCGAGTCGCCGCTGAATGGCGCGAGCATCTGCACATCGCGCTCGGGAACGTCAGCAAAAAGCACAGCGCGTATGCCAGCAAAAGCTGTGTGAGTGACTGGCGCGAACAGAAACGCCGCACCCGCGAATTTCTCAAGGGAATGGAGCTGGAAGATGAAGTAACGGGTGAGCGTATCAGCCTGCTCGATAAATACGACGGTAGCGTCGCCAACCCGGCGATCCGCCGTTGCGAGTTAATGACCCGCATCCGCGGCTTCGAAAATATCTGTAACGAGCTCGGCTATGTTGGCGAGTTTTACACGTTGACCGCCCCGTCTAAATTCCACGCCACCACAAAGGCCGGTTACCGTAACAGCAGATGGAACGGCGCAAGCCCGGCGGATACACAGCGCTATTTAACCGGGCTGTGGGCGCGCATTCGCGCGAAGCTGCACCGCGACGATATTCGCATAAGCGAGTTTAGTCCGGTCAAAGATAAAAGCGCGTGATGGGCATTCTGGCATAGTTTGGTCATACGACAGCTGGATGCACTGAGTGAGCGCCGAAGCCGGCAAGGAAATTTCCTGCCGGCTTCGGCGTTGAACAACGAGCAAAGCGAGGCGTTAGGCAATGGGTAAAAAAGATAATGACTATCAGGTCGTTTACCGGGGCGAAGCCCTCCCGCGCTATGTTCCCGGCGGTCAGGCCTTTTTCCAGCGCCCCAAAGAGTGCGGCGGTGGGTACTGGCTGGGGCGAACTTCTGACGGTGTGTTTATGTTTGAAATACCCAGACCGGTAACACCTAACTAGGGAAGGTTAAATGACCAGACTTGAAAAGGACCACAATTCGGGCACTTTAATGAAGGTTTCAGTTCAAAGTGCAATAAAAATTAGGCAATAAAGCTAGGGATATGTACTTCCCTCACTTTTAAAGTTGTTTTATTAAAAAATTTTTAACCTCCTAAAATGATATTCGTCACATTCTGCCTGTACTTCCTTTGAGTAGAATGATTTTAACGGGATGATATATAAACATAATAAAACTGGAGGTTGCAGTATGGGAGAGTTCAATAAATATGGTTTGTCGAGAACCATCCCCGCGGAGGTAAAAAGGCAAGTTAGGCAAAAATGTGGTTTTGGCTGTGTTGTTTGTGCATCTCCAATCGTTGAGTATGAACATGTAGAGCCCACTTTTGCACTAGCGAAAGAGCACTCGCCAGATGCGATTACTCTCCTTTGCCCAACGTGTCACGCAAAAGTTACCCGGCGCATCTATTCGAAAGAGAAGATTAAGAAGGCCATGCTTGAGCCTGCGGCACTGAAAATTGGAAAAATCACTGATAAGCTAGACTTTTCTGATGATGAGCCCTTGATCCAATTTGCAGGGCAGACTTTTATCAACTGTCAAATACCAGTTATGTTCGAAGGTGAGCCGTTATTGCAAGTAGAAAAAGAAGACGATGCGATACTTATTTCTGGGAGATTTTATGATAGCAAAGGGAAACTTTCATTAGAAATAATTAGGAATGAATGGGTATGCGGTACTGGAAGTTGGGATATCACTGTTATTGGCCCTGAGATAAGTGTTATTGAAAAAAACCGAGGGCCGCGTTTAGTGCTGTTAGTGGAACCACCTAAGAAATTGATAATCAAACGGTTCGACATGCTAATTCGGGGCGTTCGATTGTTTGGTAACGCTGATCGGTTAAGGGTTGGCAATTTAGTTTTTAGCAATAGCGTCATAGTCAATGGTAGAATTGGATTTAATATTAACTAGTTGCATCTCCTTAGTACATGAATTTGCATTTATCTTCATATGTTCTGATAATTCTATCACCCCAGCCCTGGGGTGAATCTTCGGGGTAATGCACCTGCATTAAAACCGACCCATGAAGCGGTCAGGCGAGGCGCGAATCAGTTCACCATCAATACCAGCGGTTGTATTTGATGTAGATAAATGTAACGATAATGAACCATAAGAAAGTAAGTACTCCTGAATACTCCTCAATGAAATAAATAAACAAAAAGGCCCCTGCAAGTATAATTGCAATTGGGACCAAGTGAGAATGCGCCGCCCACAAAAAGGTTAATAATTTCTTCATCTTTTTAGCATTTCATATAAAGCATCACCAATAACTTCTTCGTTATTCCCTCCCGATTCAACTTGATATATTATCTTTGACATTTGTGGTTCGATAAGGAAATATAGCATTTCTATCTTTTCACGAAAGAGTATCTGGTAATATGCTGCATCCTGAAATTTAAGTTTGTTCGCAGCCAGTGCTGCCACCTCAGCCTTAGAATAAATGGTCACTACTTTAATAAGCCAGCTGGACATTTCATTAACTTTTTGAATGTATGACTCCTGAAACTTGCCACTGCTTACAATTAATTTGGCAATTGTCAATGAAAGAGCCATTTTGCTCGAACGTTCAGCTGATTCATATGCTTTCTCACCGATTTTTTGCTTTATGTAAGATACAAGGGTGTTACTTTTTTCGTCTCCGAGACGCTTAAAGGCTTTCTGGAAATAAAGTTGGACCATGTCTAAAACAACGTCGTTTCTTTTATAAATTTCCAGCACAGACAAATACAAACGTTTATCTTCACCCCATTGCTCATGGCATGTGCTCCTGTAGTATTTGTCAGGCATCACACATGAGCCATAGTTAATAATACGCTGGCTGCCAAGCTTAACGTCTTCGACGGTTTGCATGTGGGTGGCATACACCTCCTTCACAGCTTTGGTTAGAGCAATTGCCAGTCTTTGATCTGACTGCGCTTTCAATTTGAGATAGTTTTCTGCCATTTCCATGTGCCTTGTTGTAACATTTATGGTTAATGATTGATCATGGTCGCTCGCAGGAGCAAGGATGAAGATGAAAAAAAGTCGTAAAATACTCATTTACGTTATAGCTGCGATTATTGCGCTTCTAATAATTCCGGAGATTATCTTAAGGAAGGTTCCAAATGATACGCTTGCAAGTCTTGGAGACCTTACAAGTTTGGGGGGATTATTAAGCCCTTTCCTGACGGCGATAATTTTCATTGGTGTGTTGTCAATACTTATCGGGGTTCTCAGCGTGTATGCAGTGAGTAAATTTTACCGCTTTTTAGTACGCATTAAGGATAAGTAAACTCACATTTAATGGGCGTGAGCACTAATTAGATAGATGCATACATCAGATGCATTTGTTTGCATGCGTCGCTGTAAAACTCTTATGTGCCGCCGCGCCAGTGCTGGCGCGGCTCGTGGCTGCTGATGCACCTGCATTAAAACCGACCCATGAAGCGGGCAGGCGAGGCGGGGATAGCATTGCGCGCGGCAGGTGTGCATGATTTGAGATAACTAACATCAGTGCCTCGTTGTGGCGGAGCAGTCAAGGAGGCGGGTCGTGAAGGAGTGTACGGTGGTTCTTGGGAGTATGTGATGGAACGCAAAAAACTACTCAATCATTAGACTATGAATTGGATCACTTACCCTCTTCCACCTTCATCTTCAAAATAGATTAAGATATGATTTCTATTCGTGTAAATGAATGGGGATTCTTATGAGCGCCAGAAAAGTAGGTAATATAGGCAAGGCCGACTTTGACAAGTTATGCAATTTGGCTGAATTGATTGTTAATAGTTCTTTGCAGGAAGATGCTGCTGGATGGGACGCCATTGTTGAATTTCCGTTAGAAAATAATATCACTCAATTAAACACGTTAGATACGCAACCTATACAGTGCTTTATACAAGTAAAAGCGACGGATGGTGAGAGCAATAGTGTCCAAGTCAAACTCTCCAATATGAAAAGGTTTTGTGATTCATCCTTGCCTTGTTTTTTCTTTTTTGCCAAATACAGTGGCGGAATAAATTTGGTGTCAGCTTTTCTTGTTCATGTCGATGATAAGATGATGTACGACGTATTAAAAAAAATACGTGAAAATGACGTTGGCGCTAGAAAGTCGCTGCACAAAATTAGCTATAGAGTAAGTTATAGTGAAGAAGATGAGATTCTTCTGGCGGATAAATATGCAATAAGAAGTGCCATTGAAAAATATATCCCCTCCGGAATCGCCAGCTATTGTAAAAATAAACTAGAGCTATTAAGCTCACTGGGATATGAAGCAGAGCGTTATAAGATAAACTTTAAAATTGCCACAAAGGAAGACTATAACAATTTAATGCAAGCGTCATTAGGTTACCCTACTAAAGTTAAGATAAAAGATATTGAAGCTTGGGAGCAACGATTTAGCCTGGCAATGAAAAATGATGAGCTCACAAGCAATGAGGCTATAATAGAGTTTGATGAAGTTAAAGAATTATTTTCTGGAACTATTAATTTTGAAAGTGAGATAGATGAGGTTTGTTTTGACTGTAAATTTTATTTCTCGCCTATCGTACTAAATGCGGCAGACGAACTAGCTTTTTTTAGAGTCAATACTGATTTTTTTGACGCAAAGGTTTATATAAGAAAGCCAACATTAAACATGGATTTTATCTCTTATGATAAACCTATTGATATAGCTGATTTAAGAGACGTCCTTTTATTGATGAGAATGTTTCACTCTCCTTTTAATAAAGTAAAAGTCACACTTAAAACAAGCGAGGGCAAGAAACAAGTATTTGACGTTAATAGCAACTCCATTACAAATCATGAGCTAATTAATGAAATGGTTAAAACAGAGCTGTCGGCCTCGCGGATGATGCAAATTGCGTCCTATTTCAGAGCAAACAAAATTTGCAAGATAAGTATAAACGAGCTTCTTGACAAAGGTGAGCAGATAGAAAGAATGTATTCTTTAATTAATCATGCTCCAGCAGATGATAGATTTTTGCATCTAACTGCGCCTGATTTTATTGGGGAACTTGATTTTGATAAAAAACTAAATGTATTTGTAGTGCTACCTTTGATTTTCTCATCATTTAGTGTTTGTCTTGCCTTTACGGCTACAGGCAAATTTACACACCATGATAATTGGCTAGCGTTGTTAAATTACGAAATCAAAATTGAAAAATTAATACGTGCAAGTGAGATGGTTTCTCTTGAGGAACAGTGTAAGGCAATCTCGGAACATATCATGGAAAAGTTTGAGAATGAGCATAGCGATTGTTACCTTTTTAACTCATTCTCAAAACAATTTATTAGCTATTCCAAAGAATAGTTTTTGAAAGAAATAATTTCCTTCCCTATCCAAAGGTTGACTTCCCTGATCCGGTCCTGCAACGGAATAAGCTCGTTGCGCACAAAGACCTTTGCCACCTTCTCGATATCGCCCAGGCTGCCGACGTTTTCCGGCTTGCCGCCCATGAGCTGAAACGGGATACGATGCGCATCGAGCATGTCGGACGCGCTCACCTTTTTAATATTAAAAAAGTCGTCTTTAGTGGCGACCTCGCTTAACGGCACGATTTTAATCCCGTCAGGTTTGCCGTTCGGTGCATAGAAAAACAGGTTCTTAAAATTGCCGATCCCCTTCGAGCTGCGCATCGCATCGCGCATCGCCTCAACGTCGGTGCTGCTCTGCGCCGCGTCGGTCACGTACATGATGTACCCCGCGTGCGCGCCGTTCTGGTAATACTTGCGGCGAAACAGCGTCGCGGATTCATTCAGCCAGGCCGAGTTAAGCGCGCTGAGATATTCCGGCATCCCGTAAAGCTCCTGGTTGATATCCGGCTCCAGTAGGTGAAACACCGAGCCCGGTTCAAACTGCTGCGGCTGCGAAAAGCCCGGCACCCACCAGTAAACATCCTCCTCCACGCCGCGCCGGGTATATTTGGCCGGTGAGGCATCCAGCCTGATAACTTTGCCGGTCACGCTTTTACGTGCTTCCAGAAAGGCGTTTCCGAACACCAGAAAATCCAGCACGAAGCGGCTGAAATCCTGCTGTGACAACAGCGGGTGCGGAATAAACGTGCTTGCCAGAATATTCCGCTTCACGTAAATCGGCGAGCTGTGATGCACGGCGGCGCGCAGGCTTTTTGCCAGGCCCGCGAAGCTGACCGGCGGCTCGTACCATTTGCCGTTACTGATGCACTCGACATAATCGAGAATATCGCGGCGGTCGAGTACCGGCGTCGGCTCGCCAAACGTGAAGGCCTCCATCTTTTGCGCGCCGGCGGTGGTCGTGGCCGCGCGGTTATCGTGCTTGCGGTTTTTACGTTTACTCATCAGTAAAACTCCAGAATTGAGGATGATGCCTGGCCGCTCCCGGCGGTCAGCGGCTCGTTTAACAGGGCGTGCATGGTGGCCCACGCAACATCCGCATGACTCGCTTCCTCGCTGCGGCTCGCCTCGTAGGTGGCGCTGCGCCCGCTGCTGGTCATGGTCTTGCGGATAGCCATAAAGGACTGCGTGATATCCGTGGCGCCGGCGTCGTACTCCAGACAGCCGCGGCTGATGGTGTCTTTTGCCTTCAGCACCATCGCGGTTTTGACTTCCGGGCTGTAGCGGATTTCGCGTGCGGCAGGCCAGAAGGCGCGCACAAGCTGAAACACGCCCTGGCCGATGCCGGTTGCATCGATACCGATGTACTCGACCTGATATTTTTCAGTGAGCTCGCGGATGGCCTGCGCCTGGGTGGCGAAGTCCATACCTTTCCACTGGTGGCGCTCCAGAATGCGGAACTTGCCGCCCGAGACAACCGGCGGCGCCAGCACCACGCAGCCGGCGGAGTCGCCGGTATGCGACGGGTCGTAGCCAATCCACACTGGACGCGAGCCGAACGGACGCGCCGCGTAGGGCGAGAAGTCTTCCCACTCCTCCAGGCTGTCGACCATGCAGCGTTGCAGCTCCTCGAACGGAAACACTGAGGCTTTGTCGTCGACGAACTCGCACATGAAGAGATTGCGGAAATCCTCGGCGCTGTTTTCCCGCTTCAGCGCGTCCAGGTCGAACAGGTCGCAGCCGCCGGCGAGCGCGTCCTCGATGGTGACAATCTGGCGCCACTGACCATCCCCGCACAGCATGCCGCCGGCGAGCGCCGCGTGGCTGATATCGATATCCACGCGCTCGGCTGCTGAGGTGCGGCCCTTGTTGAACAGCTCGCCGGACCAGAAAGGAAACGCGCCATGCCCAAGGGTGGAGGGCGTCGAGAAATAGGTCGAGCGCAGGTGCTTCTGTGACGCCATGCCTGAGGCGACCTTACGCAGCCGCTGGAAATTGGGTATCCAGAAAATCTCATCGACATACAGGTCGCCGTTATGGCTCTGCGCGGTGTTGGAGTTGGTGCCGAGAAAAATCAGCTTCGCGCCGTTGTTGCCGATGGCAATCGGATCGCCTGACAGCTCCACATCCACCCGGCGCGCAAACTGGATGATGTATTCGCGGAACACATACGCCTGCGTTTTAGAGGCCGATAAAAAAATCTGGTTATGGCCGGTTTCCAGCGCGCGCAGCAGCGCCTCGCGGGAAAAGTAGAACGTGGCGCCAATCTGGCGCGATTTAAGAATGTCACGAATGCGGTGCTCTAACCCGGCCTTGTGCCAGCGCAGCTGATAGTCGAAAGACTCCTCAAAAAAAATCTCCCTGAGTTTGTCGATGGCCTCCTCGCTGAAGAAATTTTTTTTCGGTTTGCGGCGGTCGCCCTTGTTGCGGTTCGCCACGTTGGGATTTAAATCCGCCTCGTTGCCGGTCTGGCCGTAGCGGTTCACCCTGGCGAGGCGCTCCATCTGACGCGAGAGAAAATCCGCGACCTTAAAGTCGTGCGAGGTCAGCTCGGGCTTTGCATAAAGCTGAATCAGCCGCGCCTCAAGCGTGTTTTCGACGCGCTGAATGGGCGCCGTCTCATCCCATCCGTCGCGCTGCTTCCAGCTCTGCACGGTGGGGCGTTTGATTTTCAGCATCTCCGCGATTTGCGGCACGGAAAAGCCCTGCCAGTACAGCAGCGCTGCCTGTCGTCGTGGGTCGTTTAAAAGCGTGGTGTCGGTGGTGATGGTCATGAAAGCCTCGCCGTAAGTGGTACACGGCAAGGCTACTTAAGCGCGCCCGGCGATTCGCTAAGGTGCTGTTGTGTGGCGGCTTATCCATCCGGGATTGATAGCGAAGGAAACGCGGCGCCGGGAAACTAACCCCGAACCCGTAACCCCACTATCAGGACTCCTGACAATGGCAAAAAAAGTCTCAAAATTCTTTCGTATCGGCGTCGAGGGCGACACCTGTGACGGTCGCGTTATCAGCGCCGGCGATATTCAGGAAATGGCCGCGAGCTTTGACCCACGCGTTTATGGCTGTCGCATCAACCTGGAGCACCTGCGCGGCATCCTGCCCGAAGGCGTCTTTAACCGCTATGGCGATGTGGTCGAGCTGAAAGCCGAAAAGATTGATGACGACTCCGCGCTTAACGGCAAATGGGCACTGTTTGCGAAAATCGCCCCGCTCGACAACCTGGTCGACATGGTCGGAAAGGGCCAGAAGGTTTACACCTCGATGGAAATCCAGCCGAACTTTGCCAACAGCGGCAAATGCTATCTGGTTGGCCTGGCCGTGACTGACGATCCGGCAAGCCTCGGCACCGAATACCTCGAATTCTGCCGCACCGCCAAATCCAATCCCCTTAACCGCTTTAAAGCAAGCCCGGAAAACCTGATTTCTGCCGCCACCCTGGCGGAGCTGGAATTTGAAGACCAGCCCGAAACGGTTTTCACGGCGCTGACGGTCTGGCGGGAGCTGCGTCGTTTGCGTGGTCAGCAGCTGGCCGATCCGCGTATGGATGCTGTTTTAGCTGCGGCGGATATCGCCAGCGACTGGGCATCGTATACGGAATTACAGGGCGGGCCACTGGTGGCGCGCCGCGATCTTATTGTGCGTCTCGCATATGAAATCACCGAACAGGGCAACGAATACGGCGAGGATGTGCAGCGCGTTCAGGGTATCTATTCCCCGCATGTTCAGGGGTCGGAAGTCGCCACGCGCCTGGTGAAGTGGGCGATTGTGCCGAAGTTGGCCGAAGCGTCAGCGGAGGCTGGTTTTTCTGGCGGCGCAGCCGCCCCTTGGAGTTCTGTCAATAACTGTACGAAGAGGGGAATACAGAGGCAATTGAAATTTTTACTTAACCAACGAGGTTTTGATGGAAGCGTTAATGAAATCGCTATCTTAATGCGCGGCGGTGGACTGATGTATGGTCAGTCGGCGTTGTTCTTCAAAAATGGCAGGTTGTACGAACAACGAAGCGAGCCAATACAAGAGCTATGGCCAGGGTGGGCGTAACCTGTAAGGATTGAAAATAGCTTAGGCAACATCTTAAACGCTTGTTTTCATTTCGCTATTTGTGTTTTAATCTATACTGTTTATATATACAGTATTTTGGTGTTTTTATGGGGGTTACATGGATTTGTTGGAGGCATCAGCCAAGCTGGAACGTATTGAGTTGCTGACAAAATTTTCCCATTTTGATGATGTGACGTCGAAAGAGAAAACGGTAGCTTTGACGTGGATTGGCGAGCTTACCGAGGAATTAATGGAGGAGGTCAGAAAAAATGCGCAGGATATCCAAGATGCGAGGATTTTAAAAGAAAGAACTGGTTTTTCTTCAAATGTACATCGGAGGGGATCATAATCCCCTCAACCCAAAAGCATTAGATATTATATTGACAACGCTAATTTTTTATAATTAAACTTCTACATTGTTCCTAGAATAACATCGTCCATCTGTATCCTCTATATAATCGCCAATGGTGATTTTAAACCCTAAGGACTTAATAAGTTCTATCACATAATTAAGATATGTACTGTCAATAGTTACGGGGCACAAACTTCTTAACTCATGACCTAAAGGCGTAAGAATTATTACTCCAAGTATTAACTCTTTTTTGGGGTCATTATGCGTAATTTGCATCACTTTATCATTGTAAATATAAAAGTGGTAGAATTCCTCTTCCTTAAGGGATTTGAAAGTTGAAGTCAAACCAAATGATTCTACACCAGAAATGACTCCCAGCGCTTGCATTTCAGATAAGAAACCAAATCTTAACTGCTCTTTTAAATATTCATTATTAAAATCCTCTCCTATCTCTTTGTTTTTTATGATATTTCCAAAGAAAACAAAGGAAAAAAGCTTTTGAATCTGAGTTGCTTCTTTTTGAGTGAGGTTTTTTATGAAATCTATAGTTCTTAGTGAATAAGAACCCGGGCTTTTCATTTCTCCAGCAAGTATTCGGCCCCAAAGTTCTTGCAGTTTTTCTGAACTACTAGTGCTTGCACTATCTCTCCATCGATATAACCAATCATCTTCTATTTGTTCTGTTGTCGGTTCGGTTTGGTCTGTGGAAAGTATTTCTTCAGCGATGATTAATGAGTTTGCAATGTTCATTTCTTTCTGAAGTTCGTTGGCAAGAAAATTAGCTCTAATTGTTTTAGTTAAACTATCCATGTTAATATAAGGCTCCATTGAACCGGATTTGTCATATTGTTGTTCTCCTTCCAATGAAATAATCTTGGGGTTATTGAAATCATTTAGGGAAACTATGGCCTTACCACTTTTAATATCTTCTATTTCTTTTTCTGTTTGAGCCAAAATGAGCATTTTTTTTCTTTCGATTTCAATATTGGCTAGGCCTTCTCGGCGGATTTGCCCGGGCTTACATAAAGCGCTTATGCTTTTTGCACCTACTGTTTCCCATAATTTCTCTACTAATTTTGAAACGGACATCTTTAGAAGCCTCCTAAAAGATCTTGAAGTATTATAAAATGAGAAAAGTATATCGCACCGATTTTATATCCAAAACACTTTTGAGATCACGGTTTTGCAAACAGGAATATCATTAGATGTGAAAAGAATTGCCCCATGATGGGGCGTTTTACGCGGTTGATGTGGCTTTCAGTAAATCCAGCGCCATTTGTTTTTGATCCGGCGACAGGGCGCTTAAGATTTTTTGCACCATCACGTCGCCGGTTTTCGCGCTTGGGCTGAGGGTGTGTGAGAATGTCAGATTCATTACGAAAGTATGGCCACACTCCACATCAGCACAGGCGCAGTAAATATCTGATATCTGCCGGTGCTTCCGGTTGGTTTTACGAATAACAGCCTTAGAGCCGCACTCCGGACATTCGATTTTTAAAACGCGCATATTCCATGCTCCAGCTGCCAAAACATGCCTGGATTTTAACCTTTTTCGCATCAGGATGCACCTTCCCGGCCCGCTTCCAGGTAGCTTAAATCGAAATTAAGGTGAAGGCGTTCGGGCACCTCCGGATCGGCGTTTACCGCCTGCATAAAGCGGCGCTGAATAGGGGCCACCTCGTTCTTTTTATACGTCCTCTCTGCTTTCTCAACGTCACCCAGCCCGGCCGCATTTTCCGGGATGATACCGGCGAGCCCTGCCGGGAACCGGTGGGCGTTCAGCACGTCCTGCGCACTGATGTTTTTCACGCTGGCAAACTCGTCCTTTGCGGAAATATCCCCCATCTGAATAAACTGCACGCCTTCTTTATCGCCGCCCGGAATGTTCACCAGAATGGTGGAAAAGTTGCCGATGCCTTTGCTGTCACGCAACTGGCGTTCGATTTCTTCTTCCATCTCATCGGTCAGGCTGGGATCGCGCGTGTAGAGAATGCCGCCGGTGTGCGCGCCGTTGTGGTAATAGCGGCGGCGAAAAATTACCGCCTCACTGTTCAGCAGGGCGGAGTGAATACCGCCGATGTAATCCGGCAGGCCATAGATGTGCTGCTGCGGGTCATACATCTTGATGAAAATGATGTCGTCCTGCGGGTAAACAATCGGCTCGCCATCCTGCAGAACGACAAATTCACCCGTTTTGCGGCGGCGGGTGTAGAGCCCCGGCAGCGGTACCAGGCCGATCACGTCGCCCCAGCCGTTGCGTACCTTCAGAATGGCCACGTCGCCGAACGTCAGAAAATCAAAGGCACCTGCCTCCATTTCGTCACGTGACAGACCGCCGCCCTGATAATCCGCCAGAACCATGTTTTTACGGGCATGAATGATGCCGCCGTGCTGGCCGTTCAGGTTAATAAGCTGCGCCAGCGCCAGCCGGTCAATCGGCAGCGTGTAGTGTTCGGCGTCGTTGTCATACCACACATCGCGGTAATCGGTGCCGGTGGTCAGTACCGGTTCGGGTTTGCCGAAGCGCAGAATGCTCATGCTGCGCGCCGGTTTGCTGCTGTCCTGGCGCTTTGCGGCGCGGAATTTCTTCTTACTCATGCGGATTGTCTGAGCCTCCAACGCGATTTGGGTCGGTTTTCATAGTTAAGGGGTTCGTTATGCAGGGCGTGCGCGATGGCCCAGAACGCCTCGGCGTGTCCGGTGTCCGTGGTACGGTCTGCGACAAAGGTCATTGCGCCACCGGCCTGCGTGGTGGTGCGGCGGATGGCCGGTTGCCAGCTTCTCTTTATGCTTGTTGCTTTGCGCCCGCAGTTTTGTGGCGTGCGCGATCAGCATGTCCATCTCTTTTAAATCCAGGTCGGTTTTGTTATCCCGCCCGGCAAGCAGCTGATAGCGGCGCTCTATCGCCTCCTCTGTACTTTCAAAACTGAGTAAATCCGCCCAGCTGTATTTTTCCGCCCAGTAGTAAACGATCCGCGCATTCGGCAGATTTAATTCTGATGCAATTTCTTTCGGCGTATAACGGCGCAGATAAAGCGAGCGTACAACGCCTTTTAATTCGTCTGAGTATTTAGCCATAGCCTTTATTATGCCTGCGACTTTTTTATAAGACGGTGGTGTCAGTTCGTACTTATTCGGGAAAGGCGTTATATCCGAACTGATAAGAATAAAGCGGCGTGCGACGTCGGGTTTATTTCGTAATAATTCATTCCGCAACATGATGGCAGCAATCAGGGGGGATATGTCGCAATCGCATTTACGCACTGACTGGCTTTGCATCGCAACGGAAGGAGATACGGTTGATGGCCGGGAATTAAAAAGACAGTGGCTGGTTGATGCTGCTGAAACTTATAACCGGCAGTGGTACGGGGCATTAATCTGGCCCGAGCACGAAAAGAATTGCGGAAACTTTGGTGAGGTGCTGGATGTCATGGGGGAGGAAGGGGAGGACGGATTATACCGCCTTTATGCCCAGATACGCCCCAATGCTTACCTGCTCGAAGCGAACCGCTATGACCAGCTTATCTATTTCTCTGTGGAACTGACGCCAGACGGCAATTTTCGCAATACAGGCCGTACCTATCTGGAAGGGCTGGCGGTGACTGACAGACCGGCCAGCGTGGGAACAACCCGGCTGCGCTTTAACAGGCGCAAGGCCAATAAAGCGGGTTATTACGGATGTGTAATTACCTGCGACGGTAAATTTATTCAGGAAAAAGAAATGAAAAATAACTGGCAGTCTTATTTTGGTCTTAAACCGAAAACGAAAAACTTTGCTGAGGGCGACGAAACGGAAACGCCTTCAGGCGACGATCAGCTTAATGTGCTGGCTAATGCAGTCAATGAACTGGAAGGCCGTGTGAGTGCGGTCGAAAACCAGTTGCGCGAATTGTCCGGTGATATGGATAAGGTTGCCGAAGTCATGGATACCGAAGATTTCGCGCGCCTTCGCGATAGCCTTGGCACCATTCTGGCGAATTTTGGCAAGCTGGATGAAAAAGTCACGAAGCTGCCGAAGCGTAATTTTGGCCAGCAGGATAAGAAGCCACGTTTTAACGTCCTTTAATTTCTTCTTCGTTCCTGTAACCGGGAATTAATTTATATCGCGTTAACGCGAGGGAATATTATGCAACTTAATCAACGTGCGCGTGATCTCATTGGCGCATATTCGGCGGCACTCTGCCAGGGCTATAACGTCCAGCAGACCGACCGTTATTTCTCGCTGACTGACCCGAAAGAAACCGCGCTGCGCCTGGCGCTGCTGGAAGCGGTGGAATTTCTCAACATGATTACCTGTGCGGATGTCGATCAGCTGTCCGGCCAGGTGGTCAGCGTGGGTTCCTCGGCGCTGCATACCGGGCGCAAGGAAGGCGGCCGCTTCATGCGTAGCGTCGGTGTGGACGGTAACGATTATAAGCTGGTCGAAACCGATTCCTGCGCCGCGCTTAAGTGGGATTTGCTGTCCGTCTGGGCAAATGCAGGTAAAGAGGAAAACGAGTTTTTCAACCTCGTTCAGACCTTCTCTAACCAGGCGTTTGCACTGGATATGCTGCGCATCGGTTTTAACGGTAATCGCGTGGAAAAGACAACCGATCCGGAGCAAAACCCGAACGGCGAGGATGTGAACATCGGCTGGCACAAGCTCATGAAAGGCTTTGAAAGTGGTAAGCAGATTATCACCGATGCCGTCACGCTGGATGACAAAGGGGATTACCGGCCAGACGCAGGACGATTTTATAAAGCGTCTCGATGCGCTGACCGCCGTTTTTCCGGCGCCTGCGTTTACGCAGGTGAGCCGCCTGGCGCGTTCGGCGGCGGAGCTTGCCACGGTACGGATGCAGCTGCCGGCGCGCAGTGGCGGCGGCCTTCCCGCTGCGCTGCCGCTTTCTGTGCCAACAAGCCGGGCGGTAATGAACGCCAGAGCCGTGGCCAGCGCCCAGGCGCAGGCGAGTGCCGGTATTGATATGGCCGGAATGAAAACTGCGCTTGCCGGGTTCGCCGCCGAGCGTGCCGGGCTGCTTTCTCAGCTGGCAGACGGACTTTCACAGTTAACCGGCAAAAGCGCCCGCGCCTGGGTTTTCACGGCGAAGGGCGACGCGGCCACACTGACGCGGGCGCTGATGCAGGGCATCCCGCAGCCGTCTGCCGTACACAGCGCGGCCATCATGCTGGCCGGTGATAATCTCGACGGAATTAAGGGAATGATCCATGACCTCGACAATCATGCTGGCGCTTAATGGCGAAGCCATACCGCTGAAAAACATGCGCGTGACGATAAGCCAGCAATTCCAGGATAAAGACCAGAGCGGGCAGACCAGCGCCACTACAAAAGCCGAGCAGGGAGCCAAAGGCAAAGAACTGCGCGTGGTGGGTGAAGTGCCGTTTAAGCAAATCAGCACGCTGTCACGCATTTTCGCCCTGGCGAACGCCACGGATGCAGGCGGCAAACGGCAGGTTTACCGCGTGGCCAACGAGGTGGCGCGCGCCGTTAACCTGCGTGAAGCCACGTTTACCGGCACGGTGGACGCACCGCCGCAGGATGGCCGCATGAGCTGGCTGGTCACGTTCACGCTGGCCGAACATCTGAGCGTGCAGGAAAAACGCGAAGCGCGGGCGACGTCTAGAACGACCAGCAAAACGCAAAAAGCCGGTGCCGGTGGCGGCGCAGCCAGCCAGACCAGTGCCGGTGAGGATGCGGAAACGCTGTCATGGTTTGAACGCAAGGTACTTAAACCTGTTAACGATGCGCTGGGGTAAGCATGAAGCCGGTTAAACGTCTGTACCTGTCCACGGATGAGGTGCATCTGGTTGATGTGAATATGGCGCTTGAGCTGAACAGCTGCGGGCGGGGATTTATCACAGTGGAAACCGACACGGACTACACCGGAAAACTGGTGCGGCTTGATGTGGGGTACAGCGATTTATTGCTGCGCTGGTTTACCGGCTACGTCGAGCGTTCACAGCCCGCCGAAAAAGGTTTCCAGCGTCTCTTTGTGCGTGAGCTGGTCGGCGTGTTCGAGCGCAGCTGGCCCTGTTCGTTCCAGCATCCCACGCTGAAAGAAATCGCCAGCTGGCTGACAGAGCACAGTGGCATCACGGTAACGGTGCCGGATGCGGCCTACAGCGACAGGCCGATCCCACACTTCACCCATTCCGGCAGCGGTTTCCAGCTGCTGGATAATCTGGGTCGCGCGTTCGGTGTGAATGATTACGTCTGGTATCAGTTGCCGGATGGATCTCTTTACCTGGGCGGCGCGGAAAAAGCGCTGTTTGCCGGTCGGCCCGTGGAGATTCCGGCCGACTTTAACCAGGGCGCTGCCGGTGGCAACACCATGACCATTCCCCTGGTGCAGACCCTGCGCCCCGGTGTGGAGGTGAACGGCCAGCGGGTGACGAAAGTAAACCTGTCCGGTGACAACATGACCATCACATGGACGCCGCGCGATAAGGCAACCGGCAGGCCCCTACAGAAAACCCCGGTACAGCGCCAGATAGAGGCGCATTATCCAGAGCTGGCGTCCGGGCTGCATCTGCCGAAATTCGCGCGGGTGGTCGCGCACAGCGAGCCGGTGAGCAGCGGGAATTTTTCCGATCCGTTCCGCCCGCGCTACGCCGTTGACGTGCAGCTGCTTGACGCAGACGGTAAGCCGGACGGTAACACGCCGGTGTATTCCGCCGTGCCGCTGCCGGTGCCGATGGCCGGTAATGATTCGGGGATGTTCCAGTTTCCGCCGGAAGGCACGCTGGTCGAAGTGGGCTTTACCGGCGGGCGTGCGGATAAGCCGTTTGTGCGCCAGACCGTACCGGATGGCACAAGCCTGCCGGACGTGAAGCCGGGTGAGCAGCTGCAACAACAACGCGAGGAAGTGTCACAACGCGTCACGCAGGCCGGTGACTGGGTGCGCAAGACTGACCAGACCATCAGCGAAACATCCATGAGCCGCGAAGTGACCGCTGACCGGGAGCGCCGCGAGCTGGTCAGCCGTGAAACCACGGTAAAAGCCACGGATAAAACCACGGTACTGGGAGCGGTCAGCCTGCTGGCCGGTGCCGTTCAGCATGTGGCCACCGGCGATTACGCCATCGCGGCCAGCGGCAAGTTTCTGGCCCGCGTGGAAGGTGATGCCGAAGCTGAAATTGACGGTCAGCAGAAAACGCACGCGAAGGGCGGTATCGAGACGCAGACCGATGGCGGGCTGACTGAGAAAATCGCGCAGCTGCGTAAAAGCGTCGCGGCGGGCGGTCAGCAAATTATGGGGCCAACGGTACACATCGGCAGCGAAAGCGTTAACACGCTGCAAATGATGCTGGAAACCATAGACCTGCTGGCACAGCTGGCCAGCCAGTGCGCCAGCCATTCACACCCCGGCACCGGCGGGCCTACCACTGCCGCCGCGTTCAGCCAGACGGCGGCGCAGGCGACACAGACCCGCAGCCGGTATGAAAACATCATTGCCTGATCCGAAAATCAGCCCGCCAGTGCGCGGGCTTTTTTATGCCTGTCATTAACCCACCCAGAACGCACCACAGCGCCCGCAGCGCGCAAACCACCCACCGCCACCCCTGAAACAGATCCCGCCCGCCTCGTTGCGCTGGCGCAGCCGCAGACCCACAAAATAAAACGTTCGCAGACAAAAACGGCACTACACCGCACCCGCCTGCAAGTTTTGGATCGCAAAAATTTTTCAGTTTTGTTTTTTTACAAATGATATCGCCAGGCCGCGCCAGCGCTGGGACTCTGCCAGAAAAACGAAACTGTAAACATTGAAAGAAATTTCACTGTTTTTCAGTTGTAAGAATCTTATAAGAAAATCAGATTTTCTTTAGCCTATTGAATTTCAATAAATTATTTGTTTTTTTATTAGGCGGAGGGCTGATTGTTACTACTGATTTTTGTGTGCCAGAATAACTTAACTCATTATTTTATAAAGAATAATATAATGTGAGACGATTGGGGTAACTGAAAATATGATGCAAACGTTTTTAAGTTCAGTGTATTCTTACATTTCCTGACGTTAGCCGTTTTCTCCGGCCCTCTGTACACTCGTCGTATACGACATATGGGACTCCGGGACTCCGGGACTCCTGGGACTCCTGGGACTCCTGGGACTCCCTGGGACTCCCTGGGATTTTAGTTTGGACTATGCGCTTGCGCTAAGATGCGTCAGGATAGTACAGAGGTAACAAACATGAAGAAATATCTGTTTGGCTTAGTGAAGTTCGCCATGGGTGTTAAATTCACCCTTGAGCTTCTCAACGAGTTAATCGCTTTCGTTGAGAAAGCAAACGGCTACCTTCACATAGTCCTTAACTATTGCTGCTTAAGTTGGGATGAATTTCCTGATGGAAAAGTGGAAGCACAAATTCCTTCTTAAAGAAAACAAGTGGGTTCATATACCTTCTGAAGAAATGATTAAATATGGTTCCGCTCTGCACCGGTATATACGGAAAAATTGGCGGTTTCCATTGTATTATTATCATTTAAGAAATGGAGGGCATGTTGCTGCTGCTAGGTTACACAAAAGAAATAATTACTTCTGCTTGATTGATATTAAAGGTTTTTTTGAGTCAACATCGCAAAGCCGAGTTACGCGTGAACTAAAAAAAATCATACCGTATGACAAAGCTAGACTTATAGCAAAACTTTCAACAGTTAGACTTCCTAATGCTGTTGGGCATAAATTTGCTGTTCCGTATGGATATCCGCAATCACCTGTTCTGGCGACACTCTGTTTGCAAAATTCTTATGCGGGAAATGTTATCGATTCGTTCCATCGATCTGGATGCGTCACGGTATCTGTCTATATGGATGATATTATTCTTTCTTGCAAGAGTCTGGTTACACTAAACCAGCATTTTGACGTGCTCTGTAAGGCGCTGAGAAAATCGCGCTATGAGTTAAATGCCTCAAAAACCCAAAGTCCAGCCGCAAAAATTTCAGTATTTAATCTGGAGCTGGGGCATCAGCACTTAAAAGTTGAGTCGGAAAGGATGATGCTCTTCATACAGGCATTTGCAAAATCAGGCAATGAGCACGAGCGTAAATCTATCGCTAAATATGTCAATACAGTGAACGCGTCTCAGGCCCGCCACCATTTTCCTAAGTGA